AGACTTTCTTGAACTGTCGGTCGGTATCATCACCGTCGATCGGTTCCCACTGTCGCCGATCGTCATCCCAACGCTCTTGGTTGAGCCATGTCGCCGGGTAAGGGCACCACTGGCTAGATGCCTTATCGGATCTGGCGAACTCCCGCACAGCGGCAAGGAGGGCCTCGGCATCGACATTAGCCAGGGCTTTCGAGTACGCTTTTCTCGCGGCGCCCTTTCCCACCTTCCGGGGGTAAGAAGCCCACCAACCATCGAAATGTGAGCACTCTTCCTTTCTTCCCTTCTTGACTTCTTCCCTTCTTCCCTTCTTCCCTTCTTCCTTTTTGGTCCGCGCGTGGTCCGCAAGTGGTCCGCAAGTGGTCCGCAAGTGGTCCACAAGTGGTCCGCTACTGGTCGGGGGGGCGTCTTTGTCACCTTGATATACGTCGTAATTCTCGATACTTATGATCGATTTGCCCTGGTCCACAAAACGCAAAATCATCCCTGACTCCTCCAAACGGAGTAAAGAACGCCTAACCGTCGATTTCGGCATTTCCAGTGCGTTAGAGAGGTATCGCTCCGATGCCTCAACTTGACCTCGATTAAGCTGTATTCCCCGATATTTTGCACCGTTTTTGTAATTTGCCTTCAGTAAAAGCCACACAAAAACGGCGAACGCGGAATGGTCTTTGATGATTGGGTGGTCCGACAACGATCGGTACAACTTAATGTATGTCTCAACTCCCATGATGACACTCTTTGATGCGGCTAGTGAGGTGGGTATTACGTGGCACCAGAACGCATCACCTCCCCCTCTATTTGAGAAAGAACACAGACCACATCTGCATAGATTCCGATTTTCTGACCTTCCTTTAGGATACATTTCAGGATTTGATCTAATCGAGTTAGCGATCGTGTGAGTTTGTAAATCGGCCCATCCTCACTGAACCGGTAAAACCCGGGTCTGCCAACTCCCCGGACTTTCCTTGCCCCCAGGGCATACCAAGCAGTGACGACACGACGTTCTTTCGGCGTTAGTTGGCCATCAATCATTGGCCCACAGCCCCACTCACGTCCACAGACAAGATGGCTGCCGCTGACACCGATCAAGGGGCTAGAACATTCTGAACAAATCCTCATTCAAGAAGCCTTTCGCAATAAATGCCATGAAAAAGACGTCAACGAACGGTTAAGTATCGTTGACGCCAACCTAGCCGTGCCCTGCCATGCCGTGCCATGCCTTGCCTAGCCACGCCATGCCACGCCTTGCCGTGAGCAAAGACGCCAACGAACGGTTAAGTATCGTTGACGCCAACCTTGCCTAGCCTTGCCCTGCCATGCCGTGCCATGCCTTGCCACGCCATGCCACGCCTTGAACAAAACTACTTCCAGCTAACAACTTCGAACTTGCCATAACGGCCCCGCCATGTCCCAAGGCCCACGGCAATCCCACCCTGGATAAAGATGTTGTGCAATTGCTGCTCTTGGATTTGGTCATTAGCAAACAGATTCAAGGTCAACTCAAGCTGCCATTCCATCGGTAGCGTCGGCCGCTCTTTCGGGTTTGGGATCCCCTTCTCTAACCGCGCAACGTCGCGCTTGATAAAAACCTTACTCGACTCGCAAACTCCTCGGTCGTTAAACCGATCAAACTTAATCGGCTTACCATTTCGAGTGAAGATCAAGTCTTCGCTGTACTCCTTGCCCGGCGCAGAAATCGAGACATAAGCCGCGCACGCCTCGGTGAACTTCTTGTATTTCCGAGACTCGAGCAACCGCTTAGGCGCGGAGTCCGTGTTTTTCGCAGATAGGAACGACATTACGTTGATCGATGGCAGCGTAAGAGTCATCCCATCCGGGCCAAGATACAACTTTTGAGAGGGGGTCAACTTCGTATCGTTGTCCCCTGGATAACGATCGAACATTATCGGGGTCAGTCCCTTTAGTTTCACGTTTCGACATATCTTTTCCCTCGTTCCCGATTCAGATCTAGTTTTAGTTACTTCCATTTCTCTTTCTCTCCATTTTAAACTAACTAAACGTTCAAAGCCCGTTCTCGCAACGCCGGCGTAAGCTTAGACACAGGTACAATTTCCATCAGTGATTCAATGACGCTGCGAGCCTCAACAAGTTTCGCCGAATCAGACGGCCCCTTCAGACCCATCTCTGTGGCGATGCTTGTAATTACAGAAGCAGCAATCGGCCGAGTAAACTTCAATTCTTCATTGGCAGCTTTCGCAATGTCGAGAAGCTTGCATTTCTCATCGACATACATCCGTATGAAATGCTCTTCAATCCAGCGGTCCAGTAGTCGTTGATCGACTCTTTTCATTGATAGTCTCCTACGCGTTCGGATTAGGTGGGGAGTCAAAAAGGGACATCATTAGCATCGTTTGGGTTTTCATAGTCGGAGGGGGCGCTCTCGGGTGGAGTCTTTGGCAAGGAATCCAGGAAAACCGGGGCAGCTGCGCGCGGGTTAACCGCGGGCGGAATTGGGGGCGGAGGAAACGAAGGAACCTCAACAACTACATCTCGAGGCGCCTGATGCGCGTCAAACATGACCATAATCCCATTTAGGTCAACCGGTTGCTTCATTCCTCTTCCGTCGGCCGCGGCCAGGCGGATGGCGGGGACGGTTTTTCCTTCGTACTCGACGTTCGTTCGGTAGCAAATCACCAGACGGCCAATCCAAGCATCGGTATTGTCACCGTACAATTCTCGCATTGTGTTTTCATTGGTCACGTTCAGGGCAAGTTTTTTCTCACTCTGCGTAAACAAGATGACAACTTGTTCGCCGGTGTCTTTGAATCCTTCCTCAAGCCAAGCTGACTTAATTTTCAGCCACTGATATGGGGCGGGAAGGTGCTTGTGCCTAAGCCAATCGCCACCACCCGTACGCCCAGATAAATCCACCATTTTGCGACTCCTTAAAAATGCCAGCCTTCAGACTGACGACGGCCTATCGTCCGGGCCATTCAATGGCCTCAATTCGGATCGATAGACGTTAAACTTTTTGTCGGCCTCAATTCCGATCTTCGCGACTCCATCCCGACTATCAACTACCATGATTTTTATGACGTCATCGGAATCGGGCATTTCGATGACGAAGTACTCGGATACTCCCCTTGATAAAACTAGCATTAGGCCATCCCATACTTTTCGATAAATCTTTCGAGCGTCATAACCTGGCTAGTGGTCTCCTCAACAAGGCAAGCTACGCCTTGCTCTTGCATCCGCAAACCAACGTCCATTGCGCTATCAACATCATGTCGAATCACAATCGATTTTCCGTCGGAATCTGTAAACCGGAATGATGGATCCCCAGTTAGGGAATCAGAAACCCAGACGATGTATTCCACCGCGGCCCGGTCTAGCTCAGCAGCCACGCTAAACGCATCGTCTAGCGATTCAACTTCAGTAATTTGCTGACCCGTGCTTGTTCTGAAAGTATAGGACATTCCTACTTTCCTTCGATTTCGGGTAGGTCCTCTGGCGACTCTGCCAGCACTACCTTAACGATTAACATGTTGCACGTAACACAGAACACGGCCAGTCGATTAGGTCGCTCAAATTCAACATTGATCTTTCGGCTGTTACACTTCGGACACGCGAAAGCAACCATCCCGCAACATGCGCAGCATGACGACCGTAATTCCTTTACCGATGTCATTGGGACTTCAGGATTTCGTTTTGTGATCATTGACGGCGTATTCCAATCCTATGTAGTTTTCTTTGGTAATCATCCCTAGCGTTTTCGATCCGGGCAAGGTCGTCACGTGTGAAGGGCCTCGAAATATCGATGACGTATTTGCCCGGGCGGACCGTCGCCGCGGGCGGAGGCCCACCCATCACCACAATAGCAAGCAGCGCCAAGAATGTAATCTGTAACGTCGCGACAACGCCCACGGCAACGCCAAGCAGAAACTTGTATCTCATGACCCACACTCCCAAGGAGTCGACGGGGGATCACAATCACAATCATTCGAGAGACATTCGCACGGGGACCGATAGCAACCTTGGCACACGGCGTGTAAGTCTACTTTTTCGAACTGCGTAATCGCCAAGCGAACCGCTTCCGTTCCAGTAATCGAGCAATCCCAATCCGAAAAGAAAATCGTCTTGTGAATCCGTTGGTTTCCAATCACCAGGAAAACCTCACACGTACTTTTTCCTGTCTCATAAGATCTGCAATGTTCCACACACACCACTTGATCGCTGGTGGTAATGAACTTGAATCGAGTGACCACAGAAGCCCACTTCATAACCCGCACTCCAATGCGAAAGATTCCAAAAAACGCTTACATTCCGTTGTTAGTAGATTCCATATGCTCAATATAACAGAAGGCCTAAAATGAAGGCAAGTCTAAAAAAACAAATTTCTATTTTAAGGCTATCGCGCTTTCAGACGAATCGCCTTGACTGCCATTCCCATCAACCGGGGGCCCACCCCAAATCCTAGCCGGTTAGGCTTAAGAAAGCCCAGCCGGCTGGGGTGACGATCACCAGGTAAAACCACAATAGGTAGTTCTACACGGTTGTCATCTTGACCAATGCACCCGTGGAATTTGGATCATGGTATCCACCGTCCGACCGATAGGTAGCCAGGATGTCCACTTGATGCCTAAACGCAGTCATCTCAGTAAGGACGGTAAGGTTGATAACGCCGGCATCATGCACCAGGTATCGATCCAGGGCCCCGAATACTAGATCTGTCGAAACCCGGTTCGAATAAATCGGATACCCGCGTAAATGCGGACGGCCATCGATCATTTCGAATTGGGTAGTGAGACTTTTCACATCCGCAATCATCGCGGGTGGGGCCACCCACCCACTAGTCTCGTAATAATCCGGGTCAATAGCGGATTCGAGCAGAGCCAAGTCGTCAGCTTCAACCTTCGGACCAAGCACGCCCAGAGCCGTAGCAACCGCCTGAATCCCAGTCGGCTTACTCGCTCCGTCTCCCTCAATGAAATGCCGATCGGTCCCTTTGCGTATTCGAGCCCCCAAAATAGCGCCTAAGTGCCCCATCACACCTGCATCAAACCGATCATCCCAGAGCTGTAAGGATGCCCTGAGAACAGTTGAGTACAAGTAAGGCTTAGTCTTCAGGACGTCGTAGGTAAGGTCAGCAGGGACCACCGCGGCATGTTCAGCTATGATCTGGGCTTCGATGAAGTCATCGGCCATTGGCCAGTCATGTTCAACCCCGCTGTCCGTCGAAACCAGCGTAGCCCAGTGGCGAACCCCCGTGCTTGAGAGCGCCAGGTTGAAACTGGTGATCAGAGGCTCGTTAACCAGGAATCCGCCCGCGGAATCAGGGGCGACCCCCAATTGCCTCTTGATCTGCAAGGTTCGCACACCGCTTCCCTTTACAAATTCGTCCACATCAACGCTACGTCCGAAAATGTCACGGTCCTGCATATTGGTTTTGTTCCTAGTCGTCGCAAGGATTTTGAGAGGGGGCCGTGGTTGGCACGAAAGCGGCTCCCTTGGGGTCAACGTAATCAACACAATTGCCCCCGGGGTCCAAGTCAGTCGGGGTGCACGCAATCAATAGCCCATTCTCGAATTGCAGCTGGAGATTGTCGGCGCTGCCTGCATCTCCAACAACGATTGTTGCCTCAACCCCGGGTTGAGTCCACGCCAATTCAACAACATCGTCGGCTGCGCCTGTTTGGAAAACAAACAAAAGAGAGCCTCCCGTTCCCGGTGACTTCGGACGCAGCCAAGTTTGTTCCCCCGGCGCGTCCCTGTTAGCAAATGCCCATCCACCACCGCCCGGATCATCTGCCTCGTTTCCAGAGATTCGGAGGAAAGGACTACCCGCGCCGGCTGCATTGATTCCCCCAATCTGAACATTGTGATTCAGAACTGGGCCCGATGTCCACGATAGGCCCGTAGCATCGGAGTGAATGACCGAGTTTGGGAGTTCGGATGGGTCAAGCTGAATAAGGAAGTCGTCGCCACCACCGTCCCCTAGCATCCGCAATAACGTATCTCGATTGGCGATAATCTTTTGGGCCTTAGCGCCTGTCGCCGGCTGGTCATAAGCACCACTTGACCCCTTCCCGGCCGTAATCACACACTGTTCATCCACGTTCACACCCGCATCTGCGCCGGCCGGCCGATGCGGTTCGATAATGTTATAGACCCCCGTCGACTCGTCATAGCTGGCAATAACCGATTCCCCGGCCTTCAGGCCGACATGGTCAGGGATCACCGCAACCACCATGGCTGAACCCGGGGAGACACCTTGCCACGCTGAAACAACGGTTGCGGCAACCGCAGTGCCTTGACTGACGATATCAGCCCCTAAAACCGCAACGATCATCTCAGCTTGTTCTTGCAGTTCGATAATCTGAAATGGGCAAGTAGACTCTTGCTGCTTGTGTCTAAATGCCGAGCCCCGATATCCGGTCAACCCCTTGAACTTCCCAATCGAATCTTGAACCTGGAAAACCGAGGGAGCATCCCCACTGCAGGCCAGCCTGTTCGCACTCGCTGTGCCACCGATCGGTAGCGATTCCGCTAATGCGAAGATCACAATTTCAACGCCAGGCGGGGCCGCTTTGCGCCCTACCCACGCCATATCGGCATGATCCTGAAATACTTCAACGATATCGTCCGCTTTCCAGTCCTCGGAATTCGACGGATTGAAAACGCGAATGTCGACGAGGTCTAAAATAGTGGCCTCATTAAACGTGCCCCCGCCCACTTCCCCGCGGGAGAAGCCAAGCATCTTTGCGAGTCCGCTAGTTAAGACTTTTCCGTCAACGGATTTGTCAACGTTTTCACTTAGGCGGGCAAACCGAAACCCGAAAGTTGATTGGGATCGTTCGGCCTGTTCAGGAACGTCGACCAGCGGCATGTAGGCATTGATGCGGGCAATGAATTCGTTGTATTGCGTTTCAGGGCCGGTTGCAATTTGTTGCACGGAATCACCGTGCTCCCCCGTTGCGTACCTCCCGTGGAAACCACTATTCATCAGTCAAATATTCCTAGGTCGTTATGGTTTTTCGCTTCAATGATTTCGTACGGGAGGTAAACCGGATCTCCCGTGTTTATATTTCCATCTTTCAGTAGAGTGTTGCCATTCATTTTCTGCCCAGTGAGTGGGTCCATTATCGATATGCGTCCAGGCCCCCCGCTAAACAATGCGTCATAATCAGAAATGACTCCTGACCCGTACGAATTCTTTGCGCCTTCATAAGCGGCCCGTTCCAGGCCAATATCAATTTGGCTTATGTTCCATCCGTCGGGCCAAACGTCACGTTCCCTGATCCAAAATTCGTGACGAACAAGCCATCGCCACTTACTAATTACGGGATCGATATCGGCAATGGCGCCAGGATAGTAGGACCGGCTGCCCGTAATCGCCACACAGCGAACATTGTCTGGTAACCAATTCCCTAGGAACCCGTTGCGAGCGATTCGAAGGTCGGTAACATTACGCGTGTTTTCGTACCCCTCGAAAAAACTCTGATCAAAAGTTTTCATTATCTTTTCAATAACCAAAACCCAATAAGATGCCTCGTAATTAGGCTGGGGCATAACAAGACTTCCAGCCGAATTCGTCAATGGCCCCTTAGTCCCTGTCGCGCGAGTAGTCCGGATCAGGGCATTCGTCTGCCAGTGTCTTACTTCATGTTCCGATAGGTTTTTAGCCTGGACGATTCCGGTCGCCACGAGTCGATTTGTCATCCAAATTTTGTCATCCCAAGTTTCGGGATCGGGGGACGGTTCACCCACTGGGTAGTAAGTCACAGTCCCTCGCCAACTCAATGTTGCCAGTGGTTTATGTTTCTCAATCCGAAACCCCCGGGCAAAGACCTGTGGGTCACTATCGCTCCCGAAATCGTACGGGTCTCCAAGTTTTGGAAAGTCCATGTGCTTGCGAATATCGGTAGGCCCAGTTAAGGGGCTATCTGTCTTAATTAGATACTCAACCGTGGCAACATCTGCGCCATTGAGGGACGTTTGCCCCCAGTTCATACCGGACTCGCGTACGCTAACAACTGCCATCAAAAAGTAATCCTGCGGATAAGGAAGTTTCGGACGCCGGTCCAATTGGAAGGTGGGGCAGCGGTTGGGTCCACCGTAGGCAATGGAGCCTTGGCTGCTTCTTGCGCAGCTCGAAGTTCCTCCATCTGGATAGCTTCACGGTTCAATCGTAATTGCTGTTCGATAACAAAGGAATTGAATCCGCCCCGCTGAACACGAGGGGCGGGGGCGGCTATGGATCGCAACAAAAGGCTGAGTTGCCCACCCGCTGAACCGCCGTTTTGAGGCCCCATCAGTCCGGTTTCAGCCGGCGCAGATTCCTCATCACCACCGTAAACAAAATCCAGTAGCCTGTCTAAGTTTGACGATGCGCTAAACATGTCCTTGAACTTGCCCGACCGCTGCCGAATTTGATCGGCTTTTGCGTCGGATATTTGACTGACAGGTAATCGGTCGGGCAGCCGCTGGAATTGGGTTCTCAAGAGGTCTGTTTGCGAAGCCCCGCCAAACAATCGATTGACCGTCTCCCTTTGAAACGGATTTCGAGAGGATAGGACACGGCTGATTGAATCGGTTCGCTGTTCAAGGGACAACTTACCGAAATCACGACTAAAGCCAAGGTCAGCCACTTGCGTAGCTGCTTGGCGGTCAAACTGCGCCCGCATAACTAGATCTCCGACGCGATTCACCGCCCCCTCAACATCTGCAATATTGATACCTTGCTGTCGACCCACCTGGTCAAGGCCACGAATTTCACCGATCGAAACTCCAGCCCTCCTTGCCCGATCCTCTTGCTGGGCAATTTGAGCAACCTCATTGCTGAAAATGTTGAAAGCACTTTTTCGCACCCGGTCGGTATTGCCCTTGATTTGACCGAGCACCCCGATTGTGTCCCCCACCTCCCCGGCCGCGGCAACCGCAACCCTAGCACTTGCGCCCCGGGCCGCCATCCGGCCGGCTACACCACGCCCGGCGGCTACTACCGGCGCCAGAAGCTGTGCCATGGTTTATTTCTCCGATTTCGCATTCATTAATTGTGAGTGTTGCTCAGGAGTCAGCCAATCCGGATTCTCACTTTGCATTTGCTCGACAGGATCCACTGGATCAACCAGGGGAACAAACGAGTTAATGGCGGCCAAAATAGCAACAAAATGGTGGTACGGGAGTGAGCTGATTCCGTGGGACACAAGACATTGCGAAACCAGAAATCGATTGGCCGCCAATCCGCTAAGCTGAATGAAAACGCAGACCGTCTCAACCATCGGGTAAGCAATTTCGTAGTCCGTCCCGTCAAGTTCGATTGTTACGTCGGGGGGGCGTACGTCGGTTGATCGTTCCATATCCAAGTGACCTCCAATACTTTCGGGATCCCCGCTTGCATCTGCGGGAATGTAAGCAATAACACTTGCGCTTGCCCGATCATTGTAGCGGGCGCCGCCTCTCCCACATTGAGAGGATATGTAATTGTAAGGACAGCCGGGTCTCCTTTAGGGGGCAGCGCAGCCAAACGGTCTAACTCGAATCGAGCAACGACCGGGTCCCATAACTCTTGGCCCTCCGATTCCTGACTTACGTACGCCTGATCCAAGTAGGGCTTGAGTAGCCTGTTTTGGGTCATTCCCCCGCCCGCTGAAATGACCAAGGGACGGGCAATGAATCCGTTAAAGTCAATTGATGCGCCGACACCTGAGCTCATGAGGCCACCTCTTCATATTCGATATCGTAAACAGCTGTATTTTCGTAAAAGTGAACATCCGCGGCATCATCCGTTTCGCCAGGGGTAAACAGTGGCGGAGCAATTCGACGAACTGATCCAACAAATATTGTGTCTAAGGTTTTCCCCGTAATCCCATCAAGCACGGCCTTGATTTCTTTTTGGATTCCATGGGTCTTAGTTGACGCGTCGGGCTTGTTTGAGATAACCGCAACGCCGATCGAAATAAAAATGTCTGTTGATGCCGCGTCAAGAAAAATCTTAGGCTGTTCGGCCGACAGTTCCGCAAATAGGACGATAGGATAAGTTCGCTTGTCAGCGGGGATCCAAGTCGAAACAATCCGATCAGCCGACAGGATTCCAGCGTTAACAACTTCCCTTCGCAAGACCCCCGTAATTGTCATTCTTTCCCCAGTTCGCAATCGAGGTCAATGAACTGCCTGTCTACGGACGTGTTTTTTCGGACACCTCGAATGTCGTATATAGAGCCCTTGAAAACCAACCGGTCAATGGCAGCATCTACAGGGGCGTTTGAGGTTTCTCGGATTCTGAATATTTCGATCTGCGTAGGTACGTACTGACTTAGCTTCGGCGCAAAGCTAGTCGCCACAGTAATACGTTTCGCATAAACCATCCGCATCAATCGCCAATCGTCAACGCGAACTCCATCAGCATCCACCGTAGCGAAATTCCGCTCTAGCCGGCCGTACCAAAACCCCATCCCACCAATACCCAGTTTACCAGTTGCAGCTTGTGTGATTGATTCGTGCAGTACCATCAAAAGGGCCTATCGTATTGCAAGGGTCTAGCAGCTGAGCTAACAAGCCGCCAATATTCGGCCGGGTAACCGCCCGGATTAACATCACCGCGATTCGTAAACTGGTACGCGATTACGGACAGCATCGCATGCACGATTGCAGCGGGTAAATCACACTTATCATAGCCAGCAATAAACTTGATCTGCCACCCCTTTGCATCGACTGGCCAATCACCGCTAACAAGATTAATCTGTGGAACAAAACCGAATAGGCTAATCCAATAATCCTCTGCGGGCAGGGCGACCATATTCCGATCTCTATCCATGTACTCCACTTCAATCGAGGTAGGGTCGATTTTGTGGGTCAGAATCTTAACGGGGAGACCGCCAAGTGGAAACGAATCCATTGATTGGATCCATTCCCCAACACCGATGGGGACATTCGTGTCGTTTTCAACCTGTTTCCTAGCTGATTCGATGTAGCCGGCTAGGTCAGTATCTTGCCCATCGTGGTCCAGTAGTAAATGTCGCTTAACTTGATCTAGCTCCAAAATTCCGACCACCGGATTGGTGCGTTCAAGACGGTAGGTCATGTCCGGAATCCCTTATACAAAAAGGTGGGCCGATGCTACTGCAACCATCGACCCACCCCCACAGCCTACTTGATAAACTGGAGTCGAAAACAAGAAATCAAGCGGCCGCTTGCAATGCGTACTTAACGGGCCCCGACCCCGCATCAATGAGCCGACAATCGGAACGCATGAATCCCAGGAACACAACTTGATGCTGCAGGGCTCGAATTTCGTCTAGTCGACGAATCACCATTCCCGGGCCGGCCACATCATGAATTTTGAACTTGTTCAACTGGCCATAAAGCAAGGGACGGCCAGTAAGCAAAGTAGTATCAAGCGAATTATTGAGAAAGTACGGGTCTCCATCAATCGTCGATGGTTCGCCGAACGCTAAGGAAGGCTGCCATAGCAAGCGCCCATCGGTTTCAGCGCCGCCTAGCCCCCGAATCCCGCCTAGCACGGTATCGTGCATGAGAAACCCGTGTCCGATCTGTCGGTAAGCCCGATCAACCGAATACTTCAAGTCGAGCAAGTCATTCGCTGTCGGTTTGTTTGAGCCACTTAGTACAACCGTTGAATCCAGGGCAGCGGTTGCGATCCCTTCAGGGACATCGCCCACACCTGAACCCGTTGCGAATTCGTCTGATTGAATCCTGGAAATCCGTTCGGCAACCAACCGAGTAACAAGTGCATCCATATTCTCGTTGGAATCTTGCATCAGCTGAATTGAGACAGGAATGTACTTTGAAGAGTACAATTTCGGTTTGGTTAGGACTTGACCAAATGTGATGTCGCCTTGATTGGCCTCTATATTTTCATCGACGCGTTCACCTCTCTCATCGGAGTCGTTAACCGTCGGGTGCGGCTTCTCCCGTCCGTCTGGGCTGGCGATAACCGTTGCATAATTTCGGCCCGTGTTAAAAAATGCTAGAGCGATATCGATTTGCTCCATCAGCCCCTCAGGAACGGTAAATCCACCGAGGCTATCGGGAGCAGTGCCTAAGTCTCGACGAATTGCAAACTCCTCGAAAGCCTTACGCGTAATTCGCCCTTCTGGCAACTGTGGACCGTTAAAGGTCGAAATAGAACGAGTAGGAAACCGTAGCTCGATTTCGTTTTGGTGTTCCAACCCGCAAGACGCACGGGCACTACGTTCTGCCACTGAGGCATGTTTGTTTCGTAGGAATCCATTGAGAGCCCGGACAATCCTCATTTCTGATTCGCTCTCAGCACACGATTCATCAACCGTCTGGTGAACTGTCGCTTGGGCAGACGAGAACCGATCCGATAACTCCTCTTGCCGATCGAAAGCTACTGCCCGTTTGATTGCCAATTCCTCCGTAGTAACCTCTGCGTCAATTGCATCGAATTCGGCGTTGATCTCTTGGAATCGACCTTCCCTGTCGTCGCTCCATTCACGCTCCTTGTTCTGTTTCTGCAACTCTTTCCACTCCGGATAGAGCGCCTGCTTCTTCTCAACTAGGGTCTCGATTTTGGCGTTCGGGGAGGTCACTTCAGACATTGGGTAAAAATCCTTTCGCGAAAAATAGCATCACGCTCATCTGATTCGAGCAAGTTAAAGTCTAGCAAGATAGGGCAATCTGGTTGTTGTTGATGTCGAGTTATAGCGTTCGTACCGCTATAGGCTGCGTCCGAAACGGGCCCCAATTCAGTTACTGATAGCTCAGTAACTGTCAGAACCCGGGCCCCCGATTCAATGCTAGTCCGATACTTCTTGACGTTTGCGTCAATTGACGATCCACGGACTAGGCCGGCCGCGATTTTGGCCGCAACGTAAAGGTGGTCAGGATCATTCGCGTTGATGGGAATGGAGTATTTCAGGCCGAGGTCGTCAGTCGATACCTCCAGCGTTCCGTTCCGAGTATCGCCCAGTTTGCGGTTGGAATCATGATTGAAGTAGCTCACTATGTTGCGATTGATTCCGAAGCCATCCGTAGCCAAAAAGGCATCAAATGCCCCCGCGGCAATCCGCTCGACATAGCCCTTGCTTCGTCGCATGTCGAATTGGGTCCCCTCCAGATCTTGGCGATTGAAAAACACCGATGCGTAGCCTTCAATCCTGGTTGGCTGGCCGTTCTGTCTTCGAATCGTCAGGGTTGGCGGGGACGCTAATTGATTGGTCTGGATTCGCTGGTGAATCATTCGCTAAGCCTTCCGAGGCGCTTTGAGTATTGTGAGGCATCCGAAGTATATCACCACCTTCAATGGGATTAAGCCCTAGGAGTTGGCGGTATTCATTGACCGTTCCCAGTCCGTCGTTAGCCCAGCGGCTTCCTGTTGCGATCATGTCGGACATGTCGCCGGACATGAGGAACGGCAAGGTTCGATGCTTAAAAAACAGGCTGCCATCATTCCGATTGGAGGGCGGGAGTAGCTTCATGTCACACTCGGATTGAATCGCTACCAACCAGGATTGCAAAGTCTGCGAAAAGTAAGCCCGGGTTTCAGACTCGAGAGACGAAAAGCTGAAAGAACCCGGGCTTCCCAGTTGGTGCGGCCGCAATCCAATCCACAGAGCAACATCAATCCTGGCCTGCTCCCTGGATTCGACCATCTGGGCGTCTTTTGCAGTAATCCCAGAAGCAGGAGAGAACTTAACACCGAATCCCTGAACCTGAATAACCCGCCAAGCCGCATCCGCCCGTTCATAAAGTGATCGGAATTCGCTCTCGAGATGCTTTCGGACGTCATCAGGCAGGGATGGTGGCAATTCGAGTAGGCCGCCCAGCCGGCCGCCATTCCGGAAAAAGGCCGCCCCAAAATCCTCGGCCCCAATACCTAGGGCTAGGGTGGTCCGCATTAGCTCGATCAATGTAGGCGGGGTCAGGGGGATGTAGTCGTCGTCGTGGTGCACGTTCAGCCCCTCAATATGCAAAATGTCATGGGGCATGAAATGTTCGACTAGCCCGGCAAACTGGCCGCCGGGCCACGTGTACTGGTAAAGGAGCCCACCCGAAACGGTATCCCGCGCGAAGTTCATGAACGCCGATTCAAGCAAGGTAAAATCAATCGGACGAAACATCCGATCCCGATGAATCAGGACGTAAGCGCTTCTCCACAAAATCGCCTGAACCATCAGTCGTCGCCAGAACTTGTTGACGTTGAGAGTTGTTGTCGGTCGCCTCGAAACGAGTCGCTGGAGGGGATGGTCGAATAGTACAGCCGACCCGCCCTTGGGATCCCGCTCATGCAACTCAAGCACGAATTTGGCGACATCCGAGGAGACCATATCGACTCCCCTGTAGACCGGCGCAAAATTCAGTCCGCCCGGTGGTTCCCCCGCGTTGAATGTCCCACGGGGAATCAATAGATCCCCATTGATGATCCCCCGTCGGGTTTCCTGGTTGAGGTACTGCTTAGTAGACCTAGTAGATTCCATCGTCTCGCCTCTGACCTTCCCCATACTCTGTCGAAATAGCCGCACCAAGTGCCATAATCAGGGCAGTAGCCGGGTCTATCTTTTGCATGCTCTTAAGCTTGTCGGGGAGGAATTCGCCCCTTGAATTTGAGTGAATAACCAGGTTCCCCAGTGCCCAAGCTAACAGAGGGTCCCCGTCATGGACAATCTCGCAACGCGCAATGAGCCGGATTAGCTCCCGGGTGGGCTCATTGTAATGTGCATACGTTTGAGGGAAGAAGGTGGTGGGTATCCCATGTTCAGACTTTAGTGTTTGAAGCATTTGCTTCGCGTTATTGGGGTCCGCGGTCCAGATAGCGCCATACTGGTACGTGTATTCCACGGCCCGGGCCATAACCTCCGAAATCTCTAAGTGAGACCCGGGTAAAACCGTCAAGCAACCGTGCTGGACGAATGTCGCCCACGGGTCACGATCTAATTGGACTTGTCCATCCTCCGCGGCGAAGCTGTGGTGGCGACACTCCCACTTATCCCCCACTTTTCGAACCATGGCCAAACTAGCTAAGTCGCTATGTGTTCCGAGGTCGATTCCACCGTAAACATTTCCCGACCAATTGGAGATTTCGCCCACGCAAAGGGCCCATTGCGCGGGGTTGATGATTTTGGCGGTTGACCGTATTCGAACATTGCAGTGATACCGCAAAAAGTCTAATTCTTGGTCGACGGATAGGCTTGCCTTTTCTGCCCGCTCCTCTAAGTATCGCAAAGTTGGGTTTACGCCCAATTCAGGATTGGCTTTCGCCCAGACATCAGCCCCGCCACCCAAGCAATCATCCCCGGTCCGTTGGCCCGTTCCGTGACACCATTCGCATTGGGGATCTGCCCCGCAATGGCAAGGCTCCTCACAATCAGCTCGAGCGATAAAGGCAAAATGTTGGTCGCCAATAGGGCTCACATTTCCGGGTAGGTTCGACTCGAGCACTCGGCAGGCAAACTCGTCTCGATTAAGCCATAAGTAGCTTTCGCTATTCCCCGCGGTTGTGATCCAAACGATAAGGGGCTGCGTTCGGGCCCCTGATCCACTTTCGAGCGTCGCCAGTAGTTCACGATGGTGTTCCCGCCATTCGTGCAATTCGTCAATAACCACAATATGCGGGTCTAATCCGCTTTTTGGTTGGCTAGATCCGAGGGGCCTAGCGAAGCCGCCAAACCAGGGATGGCAATCCAATAACTGGAGTAAGCGAAACCCTGATCCGTCGGTGAGAATCTTAGCAGTAGACTCCTCTAGTTTGTGGTTTCGCTTAACGATCTTGCACATCTGGTCAAATACAAGGCGTGCTTGAGATATCTCAGTTGCAACACAGAATGCTTGGGCTTCTGCTTCTCCGTCAAAAAACAACAAGTCAGCCATGAGTGAAGCGCTAAGCATGGTCTTACCCCACTTACGCCCGACGGTGATGTAGACTTCTCGGAATCGTCGAGAACCATCCTCGACGCGTCGCCAACCGTAGAGGTTCCAGATTATGAATCGTTGGGATGGAGCAAGGTGAAACGGTTGGCCAGCCCATTTTCCCCGGGTGTGAAAATATTCGCGCGGCCAACGTCTCAATGCCTCTGAGGCCACCACGGCGTCAAAGTAGTATCCTCGCTGCCCAGCGTATTCAAGGTCTCGACAATGTCTCTGGATCATCATCCGGAAGTAGCGACCGGCTGGGATTTCGCCGCGATTAACTTGGGTGACCCACTCAAGAATCGAATCGGAATCTTCGTCAACGAAAAACAATCGACGTGCTCCGTGGGGATGCAAGTAAATAAAAATGCCGCGGAAAAAATCTCAACCCGCAGCCGCGGGGGCCGCGGAGATTCCGAGGCCAGTGGAAATTATCCCTTAAAAGGTAGGGATTGCATCCCCTGGAAGGTCGAGCCTTCCCTGGGGACAGGGGAGCGCCAAAAAAACAGCCCTACCCTTTGAGCGTACCCTGACGACTCACCTGGTCCCTCCACGATCGATGCAACAAGGCCAGCCCAGTTATCCCCATCGCCACCCGGATGTTCTTACGATTGGATTTAGCCCCATCCGGCATACCCCACCCCTAAAACATATTCGAGTCGCAACATTTTACAGGCCGGCCTTGACCCGCAGCCTTGCGATCCGATTCTCTTCACTCGACTTGACGCCGTGACATCGACGACACAACGCTTGCCAGTTACGGGGATCCCAAAACAACTGTAAGTCACGATGATGACTCTGGATATGGTCAACACATTGAGACGGTTGACCGCATGCACACCAGGGATTGAAGGCTAGGTATTGCCTTGCATTCATGACCCATTGTCGAGACGAATACAAATCGTTGTTGGTCTTTTCAATTAGGCCGCGGTTAGGTTGTTGTCGCCTCAATGGCTTAATGACAGCGAGTTGAGGAATCCCACCATAGTCACTCATGGGGCCGTAGCTGCGCTTAGCTCAACCATGATGTCAATAGTCTCCCCTGTCTGCAAAGTGCGCAACGTCTGAAACGCAGAGGCGTTCAGAAGGACGTCGGTTGCCGATGTTGAACCCTTGATTGCTGACTCGGTCATGAAGGCGCCGTCAACCGTGACGCTAGGCTGCGAGGCAGTGAACGTAGCTAGGTTCGCCGCGTTTGAAACGATTCGATTGGCCTCGTTCCCCTTTTGCCAAGTTTGCCGCGTAGCCTCGTCGTATTCTGTACTGAGTTCGGTCCAAAGTTTGCTTGCGAGCGTATCGGCAGCGTCTACGTTGCCAATCATTCCCGTAGCAATTCCGATAAACCAATTAGTGACTGCAGTGTCTTGCCCAGTGTTCGCGACCACTTGCAGCGCATGCGACAAACCTTGATTGACGATAATGTTGTTGACTGACCACTGGTCAATCAACAGACCAGTTACTGACCTATGCCAGAACTGCCAGCGCCCGCGCCACGTCAATTGGTCTACCACCCCGCCCCTTAAATGACAATTCGGTTTAACTCGGTCGCCTAATCCCATTTTGCTTCTGTTCATTTCAAGGTCCCTTATTGTTTGCGGTTTGGAAAAACACCCATTGCATCGATGCGCCGACAGCCAATGAGTCGAGTTGGATTACAATACGATAGCTTTGCCCAGCTACTAACGCTGCCACGGAAGGAACCGAGCCCACGTAACGATTAGATCCACTTCCGTCGGTCAACATCGGCCCATTAGTGACTTCAATCCCTTCGCATGTCGATATAGTAAACGTCCCTACCCCATCGACAACATCTACTCCCGATTCCGGGTCAGTTACAGACTCTAAGATAATCGAACTATCAGAGCCAGGAACGAGTAATAACATGATAGTAGCCTCCATTGATGGCAAGACTTGAACGGGTGATTCCATTGCTGGAAGAACGAGAATGACACCCTCTAATGCGCCGTAGGTATCGTCAATAACGAATGGACGTATTCGGTCGCCAACAACAAGCGTTTCGAAAAGGTCGACGCTGTAAAAGGCATCTACGTCAATCAAGGAACCTAAGGTAAACCCGTCTAGGACTTCTGCGGAAAACGTAGCCTGGTGTTCAGCTTCGTCATCGAAAACAAAACCGTCCGTGACAGTCCCACTAAACACCCCGCTGGCCTCGATTCGATCGCCTAAAATCAACCCGTCGTCAATCTCTTGCGATTTCGACAGAAACGACAGAACCCTATCCGAAAGAATAAGCTTATCGGATACGGCAACTTCTAAATCTCCAGTCGCGATGACCCGGGCAGTGAACCTAAAACCATCAATAACGCTTGCCGAAAATGTTGTGGTAGGTTCAACCCGATCACCTAAGATGATCCCGTCGGCGACTTTAACGTTTACATCCTCTATGACTCGGTCTCCCAAGATGATCCCATCCACGATATGTGCATGGGCATTGACCCGGGCAAACCCATCATCACCAAGAATAAGCCCCTCGGTGATTATTTCGGGCGGTAAGGAAGGCGAAAGAAAAATGGTAGGGTCAGGCTTGCTATGCCAAGGCAAAGCGCCTTTCCACAAAAGCTGTATTTCGTGGTCGCCCAAGTAACGATTTCGCCAGAACATTTGAGGGCCGATAGCATTATCGCGGCCACCAGGTGAAGCTACCGATCCCCCACCTCCTATATCCAGCGACGTGCTATGGGTGGGATTTCGCCTTAATATGGTCCCCGTGGCCGCATAGGTCCCTATGCGAATACCATCGGCCCATGTTTCGAGCGACCCGTTCTTGTATCGCATTACGAACAATCGCCAAACGTTACGCTTGGCGGGGTATAGATAATAGGCGTTCTCTGTCCAGCCGGTATTGACCGACGTCGCGAGAATAAACGAATACCAGTTGAATCCGTTATATCGCGTAAGGCTTAACGAAAAGGTATTGTCAAAGTGAATGAGGAAAAAGAGGGATTCACTATCAGAAGTACTACGGTTATGGCGACACCAACCCGCAGCGGTGAATTCAGTATCTCCCGTTTGCGGCGCATCAAGTACGCCGTTAGTCGGAAGGTAATCGTACTTAATCCGACTTGTAAAAGGTGTCTGAAGGGTCCTAGCTTCAATCTCACCGCCTTGACCAAACGGACCGAATGTTGGTTTAGCATTCCAAGAGTTAACAGTGCTATTGTTGAGTATCGGGTTAAGAGGAAACGGCGCCGCCATGAACCATGGCGCGGGGCAGCCGAAAGAAAGTCCCCGCCATAGTTCGGGATGAAGAGAATTGACCGCGCTTGTCGCAAGCTTCATAAGAACCGATCAAATCTGAAATTGGAATTGTTCAAACGTTGATTGATCTTGAGTTGGTTGTGAAAAAACTCGTTCTTGTTTACGAAGTGTCCGCAAACCATCGCGGTGAATCTCGATTTCCACCGGCTGTCCGTTTGAAACTCCTACCGTGTACTCAACCCTCAATTCGGCCGATGTCCATTCGTTGACTTCATTGTCAACTAACGACGTCTGGACGTCGTTGTTGTCGACGATGGTTTGGTTGGTCATGATTTGGATTTCGTCAAAGTATTCGGGCAATCCCGTCTGGGGATTAACGATAGCGCCCCGAATCCAGATACTGGCCGTTGTCAGCTGCGAGCCGCTAAGGTGAAAAATATTGAAGAGGAATGTTTTCGAAAGCATTTTTTCGCCTTTACCATAACCTAGGCTGGCCGTTTTTCACTGCCCAATTATTCGCCGCTAACATCTCATTGCCAGATACAGAAACCCCTTGAAGCTGCTCCGCCCTAGACCCCTCTCGAGTTTGCAAAGAAATCAGCTTATCGCGAGTGTTAAGCATGTTACCCGACCCGGTTAGCCCCAGTATTTGAGCCTTTAGACCGCCCGTGAATTCAAATTGATCGGCTGCGAAGATAAACAGGAATGTATCACGGACTTCAGTCGGTTGGCTGCTAACTTCATCTTCATCGAATGCATCGACAAGCACTTGCCGAGGCAAGACATCAACCACCCGGCCGGCCGAATACCCAATGTCGCGACTCGTTCGGGTCACCTCAATTGACGACCGAACAGAGTTTATAGCCATTGAATATTCGACTTCGCTGGCAATCCCCACGTAAAGGCCGGAGGGATCCTGTTTTAGCTCGGCATAGAGTTCGGCAGCGGTCAACATGTTGGGCCCTATTGGGAATAGTAGGTAACGACGACGCCGTTAGGATACCGACGGACGCGCTGAACCTTATGAGGCTTTCGAGACGAGGAAACCTGATAAGTTCGGAAAGGCGAATGAACAGGCTTGGCAGTAGATAGCCAAGCCTTGGCTTTAGCCTTGCGAGCGCGTGACTCGGCAGCAAAAGCCGCGCGGATACGGGCGGATGCAATTGTGGTCGGTATCAGCGGCAACGATTTCCGAATGATGGGCGGTAACACCTTCCGAATAGTGGCCGGCGCAGAACGAAGGAAATTAGCCGGCGCAGGGGGGCCGGCCTCCGGTGACCGCGGGTCAGGTACGGGGGCCGGGAAGTAATAGTCGTCGTCGTCGTCGTTGTTGATGATAATCGGTGGTTGGCCTTGGCGGGATCGATCCCCGCCACCGAAAGGGATGGTGAATTCAACTGTGGGCCTAAAAATTCCGAGTCCGGCCGATCGATAGTGGAAAGTCCCCTGGTTGACTCCGTTGCATTGACTAAATGCAAGGGCGGGAAACATAGCAACAACAGCGCCGAGAAAAATAAAAAGAATCGCATTTTTCATAGCTCCAATCCCTCGAAAAGAAAGTAAATCGCAGCTGCAAGCATAACGGAAATCACGAAATAAAAGCACCACTTTTCAAATAGTGTAGTCAAATTGACGACGCCTTTAAATCGACGAGGATAGATTCTAACGATACTTTTTAGATTGGTGTCAAATCATACCCGAATCGACTAAAGCTTGCCTAAGGATGAAAGGGAGGCCGTTAGGATCGATCGTCAGGATGTTTGCTGCAGCCCTACTGAAACCCAATCTCGCAATTCCCGCAAACCCTCGGTTGTGGTTAGGCCAGCTGAACAGCGAAGCATCTTTGTTGAATGGAATTCGCACAGCGGCCGAAACAGCCGACTCTCGGAGTAGCTTCGGCCGCAAGGGCAAACGCAGGCAACGGCGCACGTCCGAATGTCCGACCGGCGGAACCGTTCGATTCCCATCAGGTGGCGAAACATGGCCCGCATGGCACGGGGAGACCAAACCACGATCAGGCCCAAGGAATCACATTCCAGGCATTCGGCAGTCGCTGTGACATCATGCGATCCGGCGGAGGTCGATTGGCAGAGCATCGCGATAAGTTGCTCGTGTTTGAGCGGGGGCTGGATATCTCCCTGAGTGATCTGGTCGGTAAATGCCATCGCTCGTTCAAGGTCGATACGCGTCAGGGGCCGCTCCCAATGCAAGATAGCTTTGGGATTTGCGGCGATCCACTTCCTGAAGCTGCTATTGGCCTCGCCGTGGTAAGTGATCCACAAAACCAGTTCGTTTTTAGTCATCGTCGCTCTCCTCCAAAATGTCGGATAAGACTTTCTTGAACTGTCGGTCGGTATCATCACCGTCGATCGGTTCCCACTGTCGCCGATCGTCATCCCAACGCTCTTGGTTGAGCCATGT